ATGCGCCACGAGCGTCCACATTGTACACCGGGGCGACGGTGACTCCGCCGCCGAGGCGATTGTTCGGGGTGATGCTGCCGTTCGAGGTCGGAACGAACAACTCCGGACCGCGTTCTCCGACCATGTACGCCTGATTGGCCATCACGGGTCCGCCGATGGCCTTTCCGGAAATGCCTTTCAGCATTGAGCCGCCCACCGATCCCCAGAATCCGCCAAGTCCAGACATCCAGCCGAAAAACTGTCGGAGGATGGCCGCTGCGGCCACCTGAGCAATCATCTGCCGAATCATGTCAACAAAGCCCTTCAGCATTCCCTTAATTCCGCCTTTGAAGGGGTCAAACAGGAACTGCGCGAAAGCGTCCTGCATATTGCGAGCGGCTTGAGCGGCAAACTCCGCGAGCTGGGAGACCCCACCATTCTGCTCCTTCAGCCACTCTTGCCAATTGTCCCGAGCATCTCGACGGGCTTCATTCTCGCGCTCAATTTGGTCGATGGTGTCATCGGCATATTCGCGGGCATAGTTGCCCATTTCCTCATAGAACTTACGTTCTGAGGCATTCATCTCGTACCGGATGTTTTGCCAATATTTCGCTTCTGCGTCTGCTGCTTTTTTCGCATCTTCCGATAACCCGGCTGCACCAGGAGCAGGCGGAGGAGCAATTCCGGCATTTTGACGAGCTGGCGTGGCACCAGCGGCACCGACGCCAAGAAGTTTTTGTTGTTTTGCCTCTAGATCGGCAAGTTCCCGAGCGGTTTTTTCCATCACCGCCTTCATCTGCTGTGCCAGAACTGGGTCTCGTGCGGCAACTTCTACCTGAGTTCTGCGAACGTCACGCAGTCGAAGTATTTGATTGTTGAGTTCATCGGCGGCATCGAATCCTGCGCCACCGCTCACATAAAAACGAATGCTCTTCAGGACTGGCAAAACATACTTGGTCATGTCCGCCGCAAATGACATCCATTCGCGCTTAAGTTCGTCAATCTGGTCGCCAATACGACCAGCATCCTCGATTTGAGCCTCAGTCAGAGCAAGGCCAAGCGATCTGGCCTCTGTTGCCATTTTCCCAATGAACCCAGCGCCTTCTTTCGACAATGGAATGATATCGGCGACGCCTTTTCCGAAAACATCAGCGCCGGCAGCGGCCATCTGACTTTCGTCTTTCATCCGACCCATCTGGGTGACGAGCAGAGAAAACCGCTCTTCTGGCCGCATCTTCAACAAGTTCTGAAGAGGGACACCGAAAGCGTCTAGCGCGGCCCTCGCAGACTTGCTACCCGCTGCTGCCTCGCCAATCGTCTTGTTCATCTTGCCGATGGCGGTCGCTACCGCCTCGAACGGAATGTTGGCCTTCTCAGCGGCATATTGCAGTTCGGACAGCGTGGTCGCGGCGACTCCCGTCGATGCGGAAAGTTTGGTCAGCATATCAGCGGTGTCTGCAATGCTCTTCATGGCCGCGAATCCAGCGCCGATACCGACGCCGGCCAGCATTCCACGCATCGCTCCGGCCACCATCGCAGCCTGCTTCTGAAGCCCCTTCATCCCGTTTTCGGCGGAACGAATGGCGGCAGCAGTTCTGTCTTGCGCGGTGATGACTACCTTCGCCGTTGTGTCCGCCATTGTCTTTCCGTCTCCTCGTGTTCGAGCTTCAAGGTGGCAATGAGAAACAGGAAGTCGGATTCCGGCATCTCGAAGATCGCCTGGGGCAGGACACCCAACCGTAGCGCCATCGCATAGATGGAGCGCAGCTCGGTGTCCTCAGTCAGTTTTTTTCGGCGTCCTCGACGGTCAGACCGCCAGTGTTCATCGACCCGACCACGCGGGAAATGACATCCGGGTCATATTCCGTCATCAGTTCGCGCTTCTCCGGCATGGCGAAGAGCTTTTTGCCGGAGGAATCACGCGCCCGGACGATCAGCGAGACCGCCATCGCTTCGAGGTCGAGGACGGTGTGGCCGTCCTCCTGCTTTGCCAGCAGATAGATGTCTCGGCGCTCCTGAAGGGTCATGTCCGGCCAGTAGAAGACCGAAATGCCCCATTCGGCGACCGGAATCTCGACCAGCGTATCGGGCGATCGGCGAGCCTTGAAGGACTCCTTCGCCCGGTCTTTCCAGTGGTTCATCAGGCCGTACCGACCGTCAACGCACCATTGCCGACAAAGTTGAAGCTGATTTCGATGACCGCGCCACGAGCGACGGTGCGCGTCACCTCGGTGATTAGGGCATCGCCGTAATAGTAGGTGTCACCCGTGGTCGCGCCTTCCGGGTAGAGCTTCAGGGCCACGTTGGCATTCGGGGCAAGACCGCCCTGCCCGGTGGTGTCCGTCTCGTCCCAGAAGGCCGTGATGGAACCGCTCCACGAGGTGATGGCGGCCGTGTTGTAGGTCTTGGCCGTGTCCGCGAGAGTCGTGTCCTCGGCGTACTCGGCGGTCGCCGTGAAATTGAATCCGGTGACTTCGGCGACAGTGACTGCCCCGACCTTCACCAGCCCTTCGGTGCCGTGGTGGTTTGCCATGTTTTTTCCTTAGACCGTGGTGGTCGTCAGAGCGCCGTTGCCGACGAAGTTGAAGGAGATTTCCGTCACCGCACCGCGGGCGACCGTCCGGGTGATTTCCGTCACCAGCGCGGTTCCCGTGTAGTAGGTGTCGGCAGAGGAATAGCCCTCGGGGCAGAGCTTCACCGTGACGTTCGAGCCGGTCGTGAGGGCGAGCTGACCGTTCGTGTCGAGTTCGTCCCAGTAGGCCGTGATGCTCCCGGACCAGCTCGTGATCGCCGCCGTGTTGTACGTCTTGGCGGTGTCAGCCAGCGTGGTGTCCTCGGCGTATTCTGCCGTCAGGGTAAAATTGAAACCCGTGACTTCGCCGACCGTGTTGGTGCCGACTTTCACGAGTCCTTCGGTTCCGTGATGATTCGCCATTTCTGCTCCTACTCAAACTGCGGTGGAGACGGCGTTTTCCACCGTCCTGTACGAGACAATGAACTCCAATTTCGCCGACCCGATTGGGGCATCTCCGTCAAACGTCTGCTGGATGGTTGTGGATGCCAGCGCGATGTCATCCGCCAGCCCGTTCACGGTCTGGTCATTCGCAATCGCTTGCTCGGCGAGAACACAAAGGTCATCTAGGGCATCGTCGAGGTTTGAGACTGCCCGAGTGACCAATTCCACCACCAGCGTCAGCGACCGTTCCTGCTTGCGCGGATACGTCAGCGTGCTGCCCGTGATCTGCTCTTCGGTGGTGTAGATCAGAGCCGCCGTTGTGCCAGGCGGAAGCGGATGGACACGAGACTGGGTGATGGTGGTGGCCACCGCCGCCGTGGTCAGGACGGAGCCGACGCGCTCGCGGATTTGCTGACGAACGTGTGCCATCAGGTCTGCGCCTCAAGTCGGAGCTTCGAGACACCAGTGCCGTCCGGCTGAAACTCCCGGATGGTGTAATAAACGGAATTCACCGTGAGACGGTCGCCGACCGTATACCCCGAGGGGAGGTCCGCCGTCTGGCAATAGAAAACGGGTTCCGTGGAATCGTATGGCACCTCTGCCACCTCGACCTGCACGAACTCATTGTCGAAAATGCCGTTTACCGTCGAATCCGTCACTCCGCGTCGATAAGTCGCGGCCACGCCGAAGTCATTGACGGCAAAGAAAACCGCTCGATCAGCAGCAGTCTCAACGGCCACGGGTGCGGAGCTTCTGCTTCAGCGGGGCGTCATTGGGCGGCAGCACCGGGGCGTCCTCGATGGGAGCGGCTTCCGGCATCTGCCACGGAGCGGCGCGGCCATTGGCGAGCAGGTCGACGGCGAGATCGTCCGAAACTTCGACCACTTGGCCGACTTCGCAATGCTCACCTCCGAGCCGAATCGCTCGGGTCAATTGGATTTTTCGTGCCATATTTTGTGCAATTCCCTATCAGTGAATCGGACGCGCTCGGGGCGCTCCATCTGGTCGCGGACAATGTTCCACGGGGAACAGTCCTGCCCGAGGACATCGTGGCGTTCGAGGCTGTGCCAATACCGGCGGTCCGCCTGGTAGGCATCGCAGCCCATGACCACGATGTCCTCGAA